AACATCACTATCGAAACCGATGAGGATGATCTTATTGGGGGTTTCCGCCTTGTTAATGGCGAAACGGTGTGGCACAACGGACCAGTCATCGAAGCACTCGAACGTGGTGCAGTGTTACTTCTCGATGAGGTGGATCTTGCATCTAATAAAATCCTTTGCCTCCAATCCATCCTAGAAGGTAAGGGAGTATTCTTGAAAAAAATTGGTACTTTCGTCAAACCTGCTGCTGGATTTACTGTAGTTGCTACAGCAAATACTAAAGGTAAAGGTTCTGATGATGGTAGGTTCATCGGTACTAATGTACTTAATGAAGCCTTCTTAGAACGTTTTCCTGTTACCTTTGAACAGTCCTATCCTGCTCCTGCCGTAGAGCAGAAGATTTTGGAAGGTATTGCTTTGGATCTTGGTGTGGAAGATCGTGACTTCTGTAAGAGGTTAGTTGATTGGGCAGATACAATTCGCAAAACCTTCTATGATGGTGGTATTGAAGAAATCATTTCTACCCGCCGTCTCGTCCATATCATTCGTGCCTATAGCATCTTCCAAGATAAAGGCAAGGCAATTCAGGTTTGCATCAATCGTTTTGATGACGAAACCAAACAGTCATTCCTAGAACTGTATGATAAATTTGATGTTGATTTTCAAATGCCGGTTGACGCCGAGCAAACAAACTGATATAATTGGGGAAGGTAAAAAATGTGCCTTCCCTTTATGAGTGACTCAACCTTTACTATTACTATGGACGAAAACACAAATGCTAATGGTTTCTGGAAATACAACGAAGATAAAATCCTGAAACAACTTGAACAGTATATTTCTGGTACTTATAGTCAACATTATGTTGATCGTACTGGCGGTGGAACCGAACAAACTCTTGATAAGATTAAACACAATCGTCGTGAAGGATTTTGTGCTGGTAACATCACTAAGTACACTGATCGTTATGATACCAAAGGAACTCCTCGTGCTGACTTGTTCAAAGTTTTGCACTATACGATTCTTTTGATTAATCATCTCAATCTCGTTGATAACAAGTGAAACTCAAACCTCAAATTATGAAACTTTCTGAAAGAACAATTACTATTCTGAAAAACTTTTCTTCTATTAATCAATCAATTTTGATTAAGAAAGGGAATAAACTTCGCACAATTTCTGTGATGAAGAATATTCTTGCCGAAGCAGAAGTTGATGAAGAGTTTACAAAAGATTTTGCTATCTACGACTTGAACCAGTTTTTGAATGGTTTAAGCCTTCATCAAGATCCTGAACTTGATTTCTCAAATGATACTCACCTTGTAATTCGTGAAGGTAAGCGTCGTGTAAAATATTTCTTTGCTGATCCTGAAGTCATTGTTGCTCCTCCTGAAAAGGAAATTCAACTTCCTTCAAAGGATGTTTGTTTTCAATTGGAACATTCTCAACTTGATAAGCTTAATAAAGCAGCAGCAGTTTATGGACTTCCTGATCTTGCTGTAATTGGTGATGCAGGAGTGATTCGTCTTGTAGTCAGAGACAAGAGGCATGATACTTCAAACGAGTATTCAATTGTTGTTGGTGAGACAGATAAAGAATTTTCTTTCAACTTTAAAGTTGAGAATACTAACAAAATTGTTTCTGGCTCTTATGATGTGGTAATCTCATCTAAACTTCTTTCTGAATTTACCAGCAATAAGTTTAATCTCAAGTATTATATTGCCTTGGAACCTGATTCTACCTTTGGTTGATGGAATTTCTTCTTTATCTTACCCCGATTGGACATGAAATTATCAATCGTGTACGGATGAAACATTATCATGTTGTTGAAAATGCACCTATGTGTAGAAGGGGAGATGCATTTGGACTTAGAAATACTCCAAATTTTACCATCTGTACCAATAACATCAAAAAGTATGATGCAAATTTAACTTCTTTTTATATAAATGAAACCATTTATCATGAGGCAACTCATGTAGCACAAGAATGTAAAGGTAAACCTCTTGGTATTACTAATATTCATTTGAGTGATAGTAAAAAAAATGATGTTATGAACTCTGTGAGTAAATACAATCCAACTGGTAGGATAACTGAAATTGAAGCTTATTACTTAGAAGACAAGCCCGAACAAGTTCTTTATTATTTGAAAAAGTTCTGTTTTTAATTATGAACATCTTCGTCACAAACGAATTTCCTGCTGAATCTGCAATTTGTCTTCCCGACAAACATATCGTTAAGATGCCCTTAGAATGCTGTCAAATGCTTTCTATTGTGGCATCCAAGTGGTATCATAACTACGGCACTCTTCCTAAGGCAGATGGTACAACCTATGCAACTGAGAAGGGTGCCTTTCGCAATCATCCCTGCACCAAATGGGCTGCCGAATCAATTCACAATGCCTATTGGTTGATTAAACACGGGATGAATTTGTGTGATGAGTATACTCTGCGTTATGGAAAAACTCACTCGTGCTATAATACCTTATTGTCTGCCTATTATCTTTTTCCCAAAGGAAAGATTACTGAGGTGACAGAGTTCGTTCGTGCTATGCCCGACGAATACAAATTTGATGACAGCATTGATACATTCACTGCATACAAAATGTATATTGCTTCCAAACCTTGGGTTGCGGATAATTATCTCCGTATGCCTTCTCGCAAACCTGATTGGATTTAATTATGAAAGAACGAAATGATTTCTTGTGGGTAGAAAAGTATCGCCCAAACACAATTGAGGATTGCATCCTACCGGAAGGTATTAAGAGTACTTTTATTGATTTTCTAAATAAAGGCGAAATTCCAAATATGTTGCTTTCCGGTCCTGCTGGATGTGGTAAGACAACAGTAGCAAAAGCACTATGCAATGAATTAGGAGTAGATTTTTATGTCATCAACGGATCCGACGAAGGTAGATTCCTTGATACTGTCCGAAACAATGCGAAGAACTTCGCTTCGACCGTCTCGCTTTCGTCAACTGCTAAACACAAAGTCATCATCATTGACGAAGCAGATAACACAACCAACGACGTTCAACTCTTATTACGGGCGTTTACTGAGGAATTTAGTAGAAATTGCAGATTTATCTTTACCTGTAACTACAAAAACAAAATCATTGAACCTCTCCACTCAAGATGTGCAGTTGTCGAATTTGCAATCACAAACAAAGACAAACCAAAAATTGCGTCAAGATTCTTTAAGCGATTGGGAGAAATCCTGGTTAAAGAGAACATTAGATATGATGACAAAGTAATTGTTGAATTAGTAAATAAACACTTTCCAGATTGGCGTAGGGTTCTTAATGAATGTCAGCGATATTCTGTAAGTGGAGAAATTGACTCTGGTATTCTTGCATCATTTTCTGACGTAAAAACAAATGATCTCATCAAATATCTCAAGGAAAAGAATTTTACAGAAGTCCGAAAGTGGGTGGTATCCAACATGGACAACGATTCTTCTGTCATTCTTCGCAGGGTTTATGACTCCATGTATGATTGTCTTTCTCCCAAAACTATCCCTGCTGCCGTTCTTATTATTGCTAAGTACCAATATCAAATTGCGTTCGTGGCTGATCAAGAAATTAACCTTTTAGCAGCATTGACTGAAATCATGTGTGAGTGTGAGTTCCAATGAGACCCGAAACTAGAGAAGCAATGGAAATGCTTTTTACTGCTAAGTGGAATCTGCCAAAGGCAGCAGAGCATTGCAATCTTACTCATAAAGAGTGTAAGATTGTGTTCAATGAGTATTGCAATTTTCATCCTAAAACTTATACAAATGAAAATTGAATTAAAGGATTGGTTGAATTCAATCAACCAGACAAAAAAGCATATTATAGATGAAGATCCTTTATTAGAAAAGGAATACGCTCCTTATATTATCAATCGTTGCTTCTCTGGACACATTGATTGTTTGATGTATGCAAATGAAATGAACAAGTATCATTTCCTTCCAAAAAAGATGCAATATGACTTTTTTATAAATACTCTGAGAGTTAAAAAGAGATTTTCTCCTTGGCTCCGTAAAGATACGATCAAAGATATTGATTATGTCAAACAATATTATGGATATAATAATGAAAAGGCACATCAAGCTTTGAGAATTTTAACAAAAGAACAAATCGATTTTATTAAATCAAAACTTGATATTGGAGGATCAAAATGAGCGTTGTAAAAGAGCCTATTGTGAATTGGACACCAAGCCAAATGGTTGAGGTAATCCTAAATGAACCTGACGATTTTTTGAAAGTTCGTGAGACATTGACACGTATCGGAGTTGCTTCACGCAAGGAAAAGAAATTATACCAATCTTGCCATATTTTGCATAAGCAAGGTAGATATTATCTGGTTCACTTTAAGGAGTTGTTTGCACTTGATGGCAAACATGCTAATCTTACGGTAAATGATGTTCAGCGTCGTAATCGCATCACGCAATTGGTTGCCGATTGGGGTTTGGTAACAGTTGTTAGTCCAGATCAAATTTCTGATATTGCTCCACTTAATCAAATTAAGGTTCTTTCTTATAAGGATAAAGGGGATTGGATTCTGGAAACTAAGTATAATATTGGTGCGAAAAAACGCATTGAAGAGGAAACCGAATAAGAAAGTGGGGAGAACAACACTCCCCTTTTTTATGTTCTCTGATATATACTAATGATGTTGCCTTCGGGGACATCATTAACTTACGGACGCTCAAGGAGGTCTATCATGTTTGGAACAAGTTCGCTTACACTCTCAGTACCAGAAACTGCAAAGTATCTGATGGAGATTCAAAGAAATAGTATTGGATTGGATGAGTGGTTTAAAAAGTTTGATACTGCGTATGAATCGCATACAAACTATCCACCATATAATCTAATCAAAGAAAGTAGTGTTGATTTCAGATTAGAAATTGCACTTGCTGGATATAAAAAAGAAGATATTGAAGTTACTACAGAACAAAGTAAACTTTTTGTAGAAGCAAAGAAAGCAAGTGGTTCTGATGATGAGTATCTACATCAAGGATTAGCAAAGAGAGCATTCACACGCACGTGGGCTCTTTCTGATGATGTAGAAGTTAAAGATGTTTCTTTTGAGGATGGATTACTTGCTATTAAACTAAATAGGGTTATTCCGGAGCATCAGAAGAGAAAAGTATATGAAATCGTATAGTAGTTTTCTTGAAACTGTTAATCAAAAGGTAAAAGTAAAAAAACCAAAAGTGACTGAAGGTGACGATAAACCAGAAAATTATGAATTTATGGGAACTGATGATGAAGGATTGCATGAACCCAGCGATACTGGAATTTGAATGGATCGATAAATATCTTGGGGGCTACACCCAAATATTGTTGCCGCAGAGGGGAATCTGGCAAAAACCAGGTTGACACCCCTCTTTTTTCTTGCTATAATAAGTTGAAGAGGAAATTTTAAAATGTCGATTAAAATTGCACTACTGAAATCGGGAGAAACCGTAATTTCCGATGCTATGGAGCTTATTAATGAAAATAAGCCCTGTGGATATTTGCTAAAAAATCCCCATAGGATTCAAATTGACTATGGCAATCCAATTTTGCTTACCGAAGAAAAAGATTCTCCCGGAACTGATGTTCAGGTAACATTTTCTTCTTGGATTCCACTGACTAGTGAAAAGGAAATTGCTATCCCCACAGATTGGGTAGTAACTATTGTAGAGCCCATTAAAACTATACGAGAAATGTATGAAGAAAAAATCAACGAACAAGACAGTAAAGTGTCTTATTTTGAAAATTGATACGGTATTGATTACTGAAATTGATGAACTTCCATCTGAATTAGGAGAACCGGATTGTAAACTAATTAACCCATTTGCTTTATCTAAAGGAATTGCTGGTGATTATTATTTAATTCCTTGGCCTGATATTACAGATCAGAGAGAAATGATGATTCACTCCGACAGTATTTTGACTATTGTGGATCCAAAATCCGATTTAATTGATAAGTATCTTGAACTAATTTAGTAATGTCTTTACGCTTTTACACCAACGTCCAAATGGTCGGGGATCAATTTCTCGTTCGTGGTTATGAAAATGGACAAAGTTTCATGACTCGTGAGAAGTTTTCTCCGACTCTTTTTGTACCTTCTAAAAAAGAAACCAAATACAAAACTCTTACGGGCGAAACTGTAGAAGCAATTAAACCAGGAACAGTGAGAGATTGTCGTGACTTCATTAAAAAATATGATGGAGTACAAGGCTTTAAAATTTATGGAAATGATCGCTACATTTATCAGTATATTTCAGAAAATTATCCAGAGGACGAAATTAAGTTTGATATTTTAAAAATCAAATTAACCACAATTGACATCGAAGTTGCATCGGAAAATGGATTTCCTGACGTAGAAAATTCTGCAGAAGAAATTCTTTTGATCACTCTTCAGGATTATAATACGAAACAGATTCGTACCTGGGGGCAAGGTAAATTTGAAAATAATCAAAAGAACGTTCAGTATCGTGGATTTTCTAATGAATATGATCTTTTGAATGATTTTATTCATTGGTGGATGGATCATACTCCAGAAGTTATAACTGGATGGAATAGTGAATTGTATGATATTCCATATCTGGTTCGTCGTTTAGATAGGATTCTTGGTGAAAAACTAATGAAGCGTATGTCACCTTGGGGATTGGTGACAGAAGATGAAGTGTACATTTCTGGACGTAAGCACATCTCTTATGATATTGGTGGAGTGAGTCAACTTGATTATTTGAAACTTTATAAGAAGTTTACTTATACAAATCAAGAATCATATCGCCTTGATCACATTGCAAATGTGGAACTTGGACAGAAAAAATTAGATCACAGTGAGTTTGATACATTTAAAGATTTCTATACCAAAGGTTGGCAGAAATTCATTGAATATAACATCATTGACGTAGAACTTGTTGATCGTTTGGAAGACAAGATGAAACTGATTGAACTTGCTCTCACTATGGCATATGACGCTAAGGCAAATTATGCCGATGTGTTCTCTCAGGTTCGTATGTGGGATACGATCATTTACAACTATCTTAAAAAGAGTAATATTGTAATTCCTCCAAATGTAAAATCTGATAAAGATGAAAAGTATGCTGGTGCTTATGTAAAGGAACCAATTCCTGGTAAGTATGATTGGGTGGTGAACTTTGACCTTAACTCACTGTATCCTCACCTGATTATGCAATACAATATTTCTCCAGAAACTCTTCTGGATAAAAAGCATCCTTCGGTAACTGTTGATAAGATTCTGAATCGGGAGATTGATTTTGAACCTTATAAAGAGTATGCTGTTTGTGCAAATGGTGCAATGTATCGCAAAGATGTGCGGGGATTTCTTCCTGAACTGATGGAAAAGATCTATAAAGATCGCACCATCTATAAGAAGAAAATGATTGCGGCAAAGCAAGAATATGAAAAGAAGAAAACCAAAGAACTGGAAAAGGAGATTGCAAGATGTAACAACATCCAAATGGCAAGGAAGATTCAACTTAATAGTGCTTATGGTGCTATTGGTAATCAGTACTTCCGTTATTTTAAACTAGCAAATGCAGAGGCAATCACTCTTTCTGGGCAAGTTTCGATTCGTTGGATTGAAGAAAAAATTAACAAGTACCTAAACAAAATTCTTAAGACAAATGATGTTGACTATGTTATTGCTTCGGATACTGATTCTATCTACCTTAATATGGGTCCTTTGGTGGAG